CTGCACAACAGGAGATTGATTATGACAATGCAAACCGATGTCCTAGCAGGCACGCTCGTTGAGAGCGGATTTATCTACAAGCAACGCACTCGCGTCAAAGGCGTGTCGGTCAAGGGCGACGGCGCAAACGCTGGCGTTTTGGACATTTTTGACACGGTGACAGCTCCGGTTACGGCCACTTACGGTCGAACTGGGTTTGTGGTCACTGTCACAAAGAATGCGCACGGGTTGCAAACTGGCGACACCGTAGGTTTGTCGTTTGCCGCAGGTACTGGCGGCGCTGCTACTGACGGTAACTACACCATCACCAAGCTGACAGACAACACCTTTACGGTTACGGACCTCAATTCCGGCAGTGTCACTGCGGGCGCAAACTGCGCCTACGCTTCGCGCTGGATCATGACGTTCCGAATTACCGCCGGTGACTCGTACGTAAACTACTGGCTCATTCCGGGGCAAGGTATTTTGGCGTTGAACGGCATCTACCTGCGCATCACCAACCTTAACGCGGCTTCGGTGTTCTATGGCTAAGACCCCAGCATGGCAACGCAAAGAGGGCAAATCCGAGAAGGGCGGCTTGAACGCCAAAGGACGGGCTTCTTACAACAAGGCGAACCCCGGCAAACCCGGCCTGAAGGCTCCCCAGCCCGAGGGCGGCAAACGCCGCGACTCTTTTTGCGCCCGAATGGAGGGCATGAAAAAGAAGCTGACCAGCGAGAAGACGGCCAAAGACCCCAATTCGCGAATCAACAAAAGCCTGCGAGCTTGGAAGTGCTAAATCATGGAATTGCCAGTCTGGAATACCATCCTGTCGTTTGCGTCTGCGGCGTTGCTGCTCTGGGTAAAGGTCTCACATGATGAGGTCAAGCGCCTGAGCATCTTGCTGAGCAAGACTCGGGAAGAAAACGCCGAGAAGTTTGTGGCCAAGATGGACATGCACAACGACATGAACCGGGTTATCCAGCGGCTTGACCGGCTTGATGCAAAACTTGATGAGTTCATGAAGGAGCAGCGCAGTGCCCTCAACTAGCAAGAAGCAGCACAATTTCATGGCGGCGGTGGCAAACAACCCCGCATTTGCCAAGAAAGTAGGCGTCCCACAGTCTGTGGGCAAAGAGTTTTCCAACGCGGACAAGGGCCGCAAATTTTCAAAAGGTGGCGATATGAAATCCGATATGATGAAAAAAGGTATGCCTGCAGCTTTGGCCAAACACGCAGCCAAGCCTGCTTCCAAAGCTCACGCTGGCCTGAAAGCTGGCGGCATGACCAAAAGCTATGCCAAGGGCGGCTCGATTGATGGTTGCGCTACCAAGGGTAAAACCAAGGGCAAGATGATCAAGATGGCCATGGGCGGCAAAGCCTGCTGATTTGACATGATTGCCAGTCGCGGAATGGGGGCGATTGCCCCTTCCAAGATGCCCAAAGGCGTGAAAAAAGCACGCCGGGATGACACCGACTTCACGCAGTACGCTGAAGGCGGCAAGGTCAACGCTGCAGGCAATTACACGAAGCCCGGTCTGCGCAAGCGGATCGTGAGCCAAGTCAAAGCGGCTGCAACTCACGGCACTGGGGCAGGGCAGTGGTCGGCCCGTAAAGCGCAGCTTGTGGCCAAGAAGTACAAGGCCGCTGGCGGCGGGTACAGGGACTGAGATGAAAGCGCCCCAGCAATCCCTCAAAGACTGGGGCGACCAGAAGTGGCGCACCAAGAGTGGGAAGCCGTCTTCAAAAACAGGCGAGAGGTACTTGCCGGAGAAGGCGATAAAATCGCTCAGCCCCGCAGAGTATGCGGCCACCACAAGAGCCAAGCGTGCTGGTAAAGCGGCGGGCAAACAGTTTGTGGCTCAGCCCAAGGCCATTGCAAAGAAAACCGCCGGGTTCCGGTAAAAGGACACAGCATGATGTACAGAAACCCCTTCCGGCCTTCAGCGCAAAGAATGCGTAATCCGTCTTCCTCGCTGCGTGGACCGGACCAGCCTCAAATGGCGTTTCAGCGGAACACGGCTCCAGAGCAACAGGCGCAGCAACAGCAGGCGCGGCAGATGCCGCAACAGGGAATATCCCCAGCGGGCCTCTTTGGCTATAACGCCCTTTCTGCAGCAACACAAGCCCTGCCACAGCAGGGAGCGAGACCTGCGCCGATGCCTTCCCCGGTGGCCCCGCCTACGCTAATGCCCCAGGGACCGCTTTCTCCAGAGCAGCAGGCGTTCCAGCAGGTTAGTGCGAGCTTCGATCAGTCGGATCTGCGGCGGCAGCAGTTACTGGCGCAGCAACAGGCGCAGCCGCAGATGACCATGCAGCAGCAAAAGGATCAAATGATTCAAAGGCTGTATCCGCAGGGAGTGCCTCTACAGCCACAGCAGATGGCGATGCAACAGCAGCAGATGCAACAGCAACAAATGAACCCGTTCATGGGCGGTCAAGGCTTTGGTGGCTTTGGCGGTTACGGCCAGCAGCAACAAATGAATCCGTTCATGGGCGGTCAAGGCTTTGGTGGCTTTGGTGGCTTTGGTGGCTTCGGTGGCTACGGTCAGCAGCAGATGAACCCCTTCATGGGCGGTCAAGGATTTGGTGGCTACGGCCAGCAGCAGATGAATCCTTTCATGGGCGGCCAAGGCTTCGGCGGTTTTGGTGGTCAGGGCATGGGCGGGCAGTTTGGTAGTGTTGGCCATCAAGCCATGGGCGGGCAGTTTGGTAGTGTTGGCCATCAAGCCATGGGCGGGGGGCAGTTTGGCGGCTTTGGTGGTCTGTCTGCAACGATGGATATGCCCCAGCAATACGGCGCGTCAGACGATATTATGCGCAGCCTAGAGCAATTCGGTATTTCCGGTCAATAACGTAGGCTTCTACTAATATGACAACCTCCGGCGTAGCAAATTTCAACCTCGATTTGTCAGAAATTGTCGAGGAAGCGTTCGAGCGTAACGGCGCAGAGCTGCGTACAGGTTACGACTTGAGGACGGCCCGTCGGTCGCTCAACTTGCTGTTTGCCGACTGGGCTAACCGTGGTGTGAACATGTGGACCTTCGAGCAAGGCCAGCAAGTGTTGACCCCGGGCACGGCCACATACGCGCTGCCTGCCGACACGGTAGACCTGATCGAGCACGTCATTCGTACCGGTGCAGGCAACGTGTCAACGCAAGCTGACCTGACCATTACCCGTATCAGTGTTTCTACCTACGCCACGATCCCCAACAAGCTGCAGCAAGCACGCCCCATCCAGATTTGGATCGAGCGCTTGAACACGCCGAGGTTTACCGTATGGCCGGTGCCTGATGATTCGCAGACCTACACGCTGGTCTACTGGCGCTTGCGCCGCATCCAAAATGCTGGTGAGGGTGTCAACACCATGGACATGCCTTTCCGGTTCATTCCGTGCATGATTGCTGGGCTGGCGTACTACTTGGCCATGAAACTTCCCGGCGGGATGGATCGCATTCAAATGCTCAAGGCGCAGTACGACGAGGCGTGGCAACTGGCGTCAGATGAAGACCGCGAAAAGGCGGCGGTGCGGTTTGTGCCGCGCCGTCAGTACTTGGGGAGCGGCACGTAAATGGCCAATCGGTTTGCGTCTGGCAAGAACTCGATCGCAATTTGCGATCGGTGTGGATTTCAGTTCAAGCTCACTGAGCTCAAGAAGGAAATTGTCAAGACGAAGACGTTCAACACGCTGGTGTGCCCGTCGTGCTGGGACCCTGATCAGCCGCAGTTGCAGTTGGGCATGTACCCGGTTGACGACCCGCAGGCGGTGCGCAACCCTCGCAGGGACACCACGTATGTGGTTTCTGGTTTGAACGACAACGGGAATCTGTCTGGCGGATCGCGGGACATTCAGTGGGGATGGAACCCAGTGGGTGGATCGAGGTTGTTTGATGATGCCTTGACGCCAAACAACTTGGTGGCGATCGCAGAAGTTGGTACAGTAACGGTAGTCACAACCTGAAGGACATTGACATGGCAACCTATCGCACCCCCAAATCCAAGCCGCTGGCTGAAGCTGGTACGGCCGACAACAAAAAGCACCTGCGCAACATCAACCTGTCGGTGGCCAACAACCACAGCAACGACTACGCACCAACCAAGACTTCGGGCGTCAAAATCCGAGGCACTGGCGCAGCAACCAAGGGCACGATGGCCCGTGGGCCCATGGCTTGAGGTAAAGCAATGACGTACAACGAGCTTGTCACTGCGGTTCAGGACTACTGTGAGAACACGTTTCCCACGGTGGATATGAACACGTTCATCAGGCAGGCTGAACAGCGTATATACAACACTGTTCAGATTGCAAACTTGCGCAAGAACATGACGGGAACGCTGTCGGCAAACAACAAGTATTTGGCTTGCCCCGGAGACTTTCTGTCGGCTTACTCTTTGGCTGTGATCGACGGCAGTGGCAACTATGAGTACTTGCTCAACAAGGATGTCAACTTCATCCGTCAAGCGTACCCAAACCCAACCAGCACGGGCCTGCCCAAGTACTACGCCATCTTCGGCCCTGCAACTACGGACGCAACCGAGCTGTCGTTCATTTTGGGCCCAACGCCGGACACCAATTACGGCGTAGAGCTTCACTTCTACTACTACCCCGAGTCCATCGTGACCGCTGGTACGACGTGGCTGGGTGACAACTTCGACTCCGCATTGCTAAACGGAACCATGGTGGAAGCCATTCGGTTTATGAAGGGCGAAGCCGATATGGTCAAGTTCTACCAAGATATGTACCTCCAGTCGATTGCCCTCTTGAAGAACTTGGGTGATGGCAAGCAGCGCATGGATGCGTACCGTGATGGCCAAGTTAAAGTGCAGGTGAGCTGATGGCATTTACACAGACACTGACCACGAGCTTCAAGCAGGAAATCCTGCTGGGGGTCCATGACCTTGAGACCGATACATTGAAGCTGGCGCTGTTTACAGCCAACGCTACGCTGGGCGCAGATACCACGGTGTACAGCACTTCCGACGAAGTTACGGGTACAGGGTACTCTGCAGGAGGCAACACCCTGACGGGCGTAACGGTGTTGGTTTCAGGCACTACCGCGTACGTAGATTTTGCGGACACCACATGGAACCCCGCTGGATTTACAACTCGGGGAGCCCTCATTTACAATGCCAGCAAAAGCAACAAAGCTATTGCGGTGTTGGACTTCGGCGCGGATAAAACCGCAACCACAACTTTCACTGTGCAGATGCCCGCAAACACGGCCACTTCAGCGCTCATCCGAATTGCATAAGGACTCACCATGAACAACCTCGCCAAATCTACCGACACTGTGGCTTCTGGCCTTGTGTGCGGCTCCAAGCCTCAAGCCAAAGCCCGTGCGGGTGGCGTTTACACCATTCAATGCGTTGGCGCTGACGGCCAAGTCAAGTGGGAAGAGGAGATGCACAACTTGGTGGTGAACCAAGGACTGCAAAGCATGGTGTCGGTCTATCTGGACGGTGCAACGCAAATCACTACTTGGTATATTGGTCTGATCACTGGCCCCGGTTCTGGCACCACCATTGCTGCTTCCGACACACTGGCATCCAAGGCGTGGACCGAGTTCACCAATTACTCCGGCAACCGCAAGACGGCCACATTTGGAACAGCCACCACGGCTGACCCGTCGGTAATTGACAACACAGCCTCCCCTGCCTCGTTTACCATTTCTGGCGGTGGCGGTACTGTGGCGGGCGCGTTCTTGGCAAGTGTGGACACCGGCACATCGGGCACGTTGTTCTCTGCTTCGGACTTTCAGTCTCCCGGCGACCGCATTGTTGTGGCAGGCGATACGCTCAACGTGACGTACACTTTCAGCCTCGACGCAGCCTGATTGGGTGACGCCCTGAGCTTGGTGCAGCACCCGCTACGGCGGGTGTTTTTGTTTGGAGATACGCATGAAAATCGACTTTGAATTCACCACCCCCCACGGCTTGTTCCGCGATGCTTTACACCTGCCTGACGACCACACCTTCACCGAAGAAGAAATCCAAGCCATGAAGCAGCAGCGTGTGGACAACTGGATTGCTGTTGTTACTGCTCCTCCTGTGGAAGAAGTGCCTCCAACTGAGGAGGTGTAAACATGGCGAACCGCTTCTGGGTCGGGGGAACTGCAAGCTGGGATGCCACGGCTGGTACTAAGTGGTCGTTGACTGACGGAGGCGCAGGCGGTGAGGCTGTTCCAACATCCTCCGATGATGTGTATTTCACTGCCGCGTCTGGCGCAGTGACGGTAACCATAGCCAGCGGCACACGTTCTTGTGCAAATTTAACTTTCACTGGATTTACGGGAACTCTGACCGGAAGCGGGGTCCCAATCATTGATTTTTACGGTAGTGCAGTTCTGTCTGCAACTATGACGGTAAACTCATCTGTTGGCCCTTTCTTCCGTAAATTTGGAGCCACCACTGGCACATTCACAAGTGCTGGTAAAACCATTCGCAGCTTTGAACTTGGCAGCGCGTCTACATTAAGCCTGTCCGATGCAATGGTTTCTGCGGGGGCCGTTACTGTCACTCAAGGAACCTTCACCACCAACGACTACAACGTCACTGCAACATCCCTGTCATCCAGCAACAGCAACACCCGCACGATCAATCTGGGTAGCAGTACGGTGACGTTGACTCTTGGCTCCCCTATTCTTTTTACAACGGCAACAAACCTGACTTTCAACGCGGGGACCTCCAACATTATCTGCTCAAGCACTTCGGGAACATTTGCAGGTGGTGGGCAAACATTTTATAACGTCAGTTTTACAAGCACGGCCATATCGACATTCACTGTGTCTGGAATAAACACGTTTAACAACCTCACGGTTGCGGGGCGTGCGTCCGCAGGTATTAATGCTTTTTCCATGTCAGAGGGCCAAACCATCAATGGTACTTTGACACTTTCCGCAGGAACCAACGCAACAATGCGGACGTTTGTGCGCTCAGGCACCATTGGCACAACACGCACACTGACCTGCGCTGCTGTTGCATCACTGACCGACATCGACTTCCGCGACATCACGATTGCTGGTGCAGCGGCTCCTGTCAGCGGCACTCGCTTGGGTGACTGCAAGGGTAACAGCGGGATTACGTTTGATGCGGCTAAGACGGTGTATTGGCGGCCAATTGGAAGCGCTTTTTGGGGAGCCACCACAAGCAGCTGGGCTTTAAGTGTTGGCGGCACAGCTACTCACGGCGCTTTCCCGTTGGCGCAAGATATTGCGGTTATTCCGGATGCTCCTTACCCGGCTTCCGGCTCCATCGTCACAGTTAACGCCAACTACAACATCGGCACGATTGATATGTCTGCCCGAACCAGCAACACGCTAACGCTGGCAACGAGTACAAATACACCAGCGATCTACGGCAACTGGATCAATGGCACGGGCACTACGCTGTCGGGTACGGGAACAATGACCTTTGCAGGGCGTGGCAGCCAGACAATTACGAGTGCAGGCAGGACATTTACACAGGGGTTTATCATCGCCACCCCCGGTGGATCGGTGACGTTGCAGGACGCCTTTGTTACCAACAGAGCCGTTGCCAATGCCATAGTACTTACGGGCGGCACGTTTGCAGCAAACGGATACAACGTAACCGCTCAGGGGTTTGACACAAACGCAAACACTGCGAGAACCGTAGACATAGGATCAGGCACTTGGACGCTTTCTGGAACAACAGCTCCGTGGAACGCATCTGTTTCTTCAGGATTAACCGTCGCAGGTACAGGCACGATCAGCTTGACCAGCGCGTCTGCCAAGACTTTTGAGGGCGGCGGTATCCAGACCTATCCAACGGTCAACCAAGGCGGTACTGGCACGCTCACGATTAACAATTCCAACAAGTTCGCCAACATCACCGATACAGCGATTGGTAGAGTTCAGTTCACTGGTGGTACTACCAACATCTTTGATGCTTTTAACCTTGGTGGAACTGTTGGCAACCTTTTGCAACTCGGCTCGACCAACACGACTCAGGCTATCTTGCAGAAGTCCACTGCATGGTTGATGGGTGCGAATTCTACCGATGGCGGCAACAACACGGGGCTGAGTTTCACGGCTGGTGGAGGGATTGACTACCTGTCGGTGAGTTACATCAACGGCACTGTGGTGGCCCCATTTATCGCCGCTTTTATCATCGAAAGCTCTGTAGCCAATAGCAGCGAGTCCAGCCTTGCCACATTGAACATCAGCCTGTCGGAGACCAGCACAGCAGCGGATGTTCAGGCAGCCAATGCACAATTGTTTAGCACCCTCTCGGAATCAGCCACAATTGCAGATGCCGTATCGGCCCTGAAGCTTTACATTGCCTCGGTTGCGGAAGCGGCCACGTCCTCTGACCTATTGAGCGCATCATTGACGCTATCTGCGTCTATTGCAGAACTGACTGCTGGCTCGGACGCGACAGCCGTGTCGAGCCGGGTCTCGTTCCCACAGGTGTCGGAACTTGCAGCTATGGCGGACAGTGCGTCTGGCGGGCTGTTCTTTTTGTCAAGCATTTCGGAGGCCACGACAGCTCAGGAAATTGCCACTGCGGTTTTGATCTTTAACCGGGCCGTAAGCGAAGCCACTACAGCAAGTGAGCTGGTTGCAGCCGTTGCCGCATTCAACGCAGCGGTTCCAGAATCCGTAACAGGGGCTGATGTAGCCAATGCGCTTGTAACTTTTGGTGGGGCCGTAAGCGAGGCGCTGACTGCGCTGGACTCCGTTTTGGGGCTAAAAACCGCACGTACGAATATCGCAGAAGCGGCCACCGCATCAGAGTCCTCTACCAATGTTTACACAGCCAACCCGGCCATTGCAGAGGCAGCCTCCCCACTGGATGCTGTCCAAGTCGTAGCCAGCACATTCGGCGCAAGCTCTACAGAGACTGCTCGTCCACTGGATACCCCGCAAGCAGCCAATACCGGCTCATCCAGCCTGTCCGAGAGCGCGACCGCAAGCGAAGCGCAGGCAGCCCAGTTCATAGCGGCCACAGCCGTTGCCGAGGCAAGCACCGCCCAAGAGACTGCCGCAGCAATTCAGTTGTTTGTGACCCAAGTGGCCGAAACCGCGATTCCTGCCGACAGCACCTCGGTAGCTCCATCCACGTTTGGCGCTATTGCTCTGGCCGCTGCGCAAGCTGCGGAGTCGTTCAGCCCGGCAGGCAGTGTGTACAACGCAGCGCTCCCGGTGGAGAGTGCGGGCATCACCGACAGTCTTATCGGGGCTTTCCTGTGGAACGACGTTGACGACACTCAAATCCCGAGCTGGAACAATGTAAACAACACCCAGACTCCGGCGTGGGCTTCGGTGGATGACACTCAGTCTGTAAACTGGCAAAATGTTGGCACCACACAGACGCCCGGATGGACGGATGTAGACGATACACAAACCCCGGGGTGGAACCCCATTACCCCGCAAGGATAAACCATGTCGAGTAGCTTTTCCAACCTCAAATTTGAACTGATCGGCACTGGTGAGCAGTCTGGCTCATGGGGTGCCACCACCAACACCAACATCGGTACAGCCATTGAGCAGGCTATCGTTGGAATGGCTACCCTTGACTCCGGCGACTTCACAGCCAACGTGGCTACGCTGAGCTTGTCGAACACCAATGCTGCGCAAGACGCTCGGGCACTGTGTTTAAACATTGCAGCTGGCGCAGTTTCTGCCGCCGGAACAGTCAACGTACCGGCCATACAAAAACCGTATGTTGTGATCAACGACAGCAGCTACACCGTGACGGTCAAGGTCTCCGGCCAGACTGGTGTGGCAGTGCCTGCTGGCAAGCGGACTGTGGTGTACAACAACGGCACTGACGTAGGCGATCAGGTCAACTTTTTGACAAGCTTGGTGCTTGGCACGGCCCTACCAGTGACCTCCGGCGGCACGGGTGGTACGACTTCCACAGGTTCTGGTGCTGTGGTTTTGGCGACCAGCCCAACGTTGGTCACACCTGTGCTTGGGACTCCCGCTTCTGCCACATTGACAAACGCCACGGGCTTGCCAATCTCGACTGGTGTGTCCGGCTTGGGTTCTGGCGTTGCTACCTTTTTAGCCACACCGTCTTCCGCTAATTTGCGGTCCGCCTTGTCGGATGAGACGGGGACTGGCTCTGCAGTGTTCGCCACTGGCCCAACTTTGTCCGGGGTTTTGCTTAACGACGGCTACACAGAAGAAGTTTTTGCGGTGTCCGGGACAACTCCAGCCTTGTCCCCGGCAAACGGCTCCATCCAAACATGGACGCTTACCGGCAACTCTACCCCAACTGCGGGCACGTGGAACGCTGGGCAGTCTATTACCCTGATGGTTGACGATGGCACGGCGTACACCATAACTTGGTCTTCACTGGCGGTGACTTGGGCCACCAATGCTGGTGCTGCGCCCACCCTAAACACAAGTGGGTACACAACCATTGCGCTATGGAAGGTCGGCTCGACGATCTACGGCGCTCGCGTGGGGGATGCGTAATGTTGCGTCAAACTTTGGCTGGCACGTCCTCCGGCCCCGGCGATCCAATGATTTTGGAGTTCGACACATCTTTGGGCACCACGACCATTGAATTAGAATTGGGCGGCACAGTAAATGTATTTGTTGACTGGGGCGATTCCACGTCAAATACGTACACAACTAGTGGTCGTAAAACCCACACATATTCTTCAAACGGCACTTACCAAGTAACCATTACCGGAGTGCTTACATCTTATGGGGCGGCGGGGCTTCCCGCCCCGGAGCTGACTAAGTGCTTGTCTTTTGGTGAATTGGGTCTAACTAGCCTACGCTATGCGTTTAATGACGCTACCAACCTTACGGTAGTCCCTAATACGCTACCGCCAACAGTGACAGACTTAGAATCCGCTTTTGCCGGGTGTACGCTGTTTAACTACGATATTAGTGTTTGGGACGTTTCAAACGTTACGGACATGAGCGGTATGTTTGCATCCGCGACGTCATTCAATCAAAACATTGGCGGTTGGGATGTTTCTGGCGTAACCAAAATGAATAGCATGTTTATCAATGCAACCGCCTTTAACCAAAACATCGGCGGATGGGACGTTTCAAACGTAACCAATATGAGCTTCATGTTTATGACAGCATCGGCATTTAACCAAAATATCGGCTCGTGGAACACAGTCAACGTCACTAGCATGTATTCCATGTTTTCCGATGCGGTTGCCTTTAATCAAGATATTGGCGCATGGGACACATCCAAAGTAGAAGACATGACGTACATGTTCTCTGACGCCGCCGCTTTTAACCAAGATTTGTCGGGCTGGTGTGTGGGCAACATGCAAAGTGAACCAACGGGATTTGCAACAGGCTCGGCACTTACCACGGGCAATAAACCAGTGTGGGGCACCTGCCCAGCGTACATAGCAGATGGCTCGCTCACATACATTGGAAGCGCCACGGGCACTACCAGCGCTACGCTTCCTGCGCATCAAGCAGGCGATTTAATCCTCGGATTTGCCTTTAGGGATGGAAGCACAACAAGCCCCACTCGACCTAGTGGGTGGACCACTATAGACACCGCGTCGGGGACCAGTTGTTCTGCTGCGTTGGGGTATAAGGTGGCGGCTTCAGGCAGTGAGACCACCGGGACTTGGACAAACGCGAATACGGTTATTTTTCTTGTGTACCGAGGCGCAGAAACCAATGGGCAAACTGTAATTTTTGCAGATAGCACCGGGGTCGGCACCACAGTCACCTACCCAGCCAACGGATTTTGGAAAACTCTTTCCAGAATGGTTGCGTTTGCGGCGCATCGCAGCATTGATACCGCTCTGGGCACAGCGCCCGGCGACCTGACGCTGATCGTCAACCCCGTAGATGCCACCGACGAAGGCGCAGCTTTTCAGGCTACCGTGGACAATTACGGCGACTGGGCCAGTACAAACGTCTCTGTTGGTGGCACGTCATCTGGGTGGGTTACGTTCACCCTGCGCGTGCGAGTCCCCATCGTCTTAGCATAAGGAAACACCATGTACATCAAACTGAATAACGGCTCACCAGAGCCGTACTCCATCCCGCAATTCCGCGCCGACAACCCGCACACGTCCTTCCCTTCGGTGCTGTCCGCTGAGTTGCTGGCGCAGCACGGTGTCCACAAAATCACCGTACTGTCGCCTCCCAAACACGACAGCCGCACCCATGTATTGCAGCAGTCCGCTGTGTACGAGGTGAACGGCGTGTGGCAAACGCACTATTCAGCAGAGCCACTGCCACTGGCTGTCGCAACAAAGAACGTCAAAGAAGCGCGTGATCGCTTGCTGGCTGAAACCGACTGGGTCGTTACTAAGGCATACGAAACAAAGACTGAGGTTCCGCAAGCTTGGGCCGCTTACCGCCAGCAGCTGCGGGATTTGCCAATGCAGCCAAACTTTCCGCACGGCACTGTTTGGCCCACCAAGCCATAGTAGATACGTATGCTGGCCGAAATTGCGGCAGCGAACGCAGCCTTCGCAGTAATCAAAGGTGCTCTGGCCAACGGCAAGGAGCTGCACCAGCTCGGCTCACGGGTATTTGACTACTTCGACAGCAAGGCCAAGATTCAGGAGTCTGCTAACAAGAAAGGCGGCGGTTCAGACCTTGAAGAATTCATGGCGCTGGAGCAGCTACGCAAGCAAGAAGAAGAGTTACGGGAGCGCATGGTCTACGCTGGCAGACCGGGTATGTGGACTGATTGGATCAAGTTCCAAGCTCAAGCTGCAAGGCAACGCAGAGAAGCCAAAGAAGCTGCTGCCCGCGAAGCATTACGGCGCAAACAACAACTTGAAGACCTTGCAGAATACATTGCCATCGGAACGGCAGTCATTGTCTTGGCAGGGCTTTTAGTTGGCGGCATTGTCCTTTACATTAAGCATTTGCGATGAGTGACGAAAAGCCAAACGCCAACACAACGCTTGACAAGGTGCTGTCCTATGTGGACTCGCCATTTAAGCTGTTTGCAATCCTTGTAATGGGCATTGTGGCCTTTGCCGGGTACTTCCTGTGGGAAAACCAAGAGTTCATGAGGGATGCCTACAAGGAGTCCCAAAAACTGCCAGAAATCAACACCGACAGGGTAGATGACGCCAGCGCTATGCTGATCAGTAAAACAGGGGCTGCAGTGGTGGCGGTTTTTAAGGTGAACCCTCTTTTCCATTCTCGGGTGGTATACAGGGCGTATACCAAAGATGGCAGGGACAAGAGTATTGAAGACATTGATGTCGGCTTGTTCAGTAAAAACACGTCCAACAACCACGACATCATCAAGCTGATGACCAACGAGATTCCGTGCGGCGAGTACCGCTACGCGCAGTCCGAGGTGGGGCTGTGGTATTTGGAAAAGGGTGTGACCTACACCTGCCGGATCAGTGTCCCGCCAGACTCCTATAAGTTTGTTGGGCAGATTACGGTAGGCTGGGCGCAGCAGCCAGAAAATCTTGAGCAAGTAAAATTCATGCTGGAGATCGCCAGCGCCATGTTGACAAAAAGGGGTAACTGATGCTTTCACTATTCTCAACTCTCGGAGGCCTGCTGATCTCCGGCCTTCCTAAGCTGCTGGAATACTTCCAAAACAAAGCCGACCAAAAGCACGAACTGGCTCTGGCCCGAGTCCAGACCGAGCGCGAGCTTCAACTGGCTGCCGCTGGCTTTGCCGCGCAGGCCAAGATCGAGGAAATCCGCACTGAGCAGGTGGCAATGCAGACTGAAGCGCAGATGACTGAAGCCGCGCTGGAGCACGACGCCAAGGTGCTAGAGAAGGCTTCCGTATGGGTTTCTAACTACGTGGGCACAGTGCGCCCGACAGTGACTTACATCTTCGTGCTTGAGCTGGTGGCGATCAATGCCTTCATGGCTGTCTACCTGTGGAACCACCCACACCTGATCACCAGCATTGATGACGTCATCAAGTACGCTGATTTGATCTTCTC